CCCCCATAATAGAATCTGCACGATGACGTCATAACCCTAACCCTAACCCTAACCCTAACCCTAACCCTAACCCTAACCCTAACCCTAACCCTAACCCTAACCCTAGCGACATAACCCTAACCCTAACCCTATACCTAACCCTAACCCTAACCCTAACTGTAACCCTAACCCTAACCCTAACTGTAACACTAGCCCTAACCCTAACTGTAAACCTAGTCCTAACCCTAGCTGTAACACTAGTCCTAACCCTAGGCTTAACCCTAACTTTATTTTCGTTTATTTATGTAGCTTCAAGGAAGGATTGAATGGGAGATTCGGATTTCGAGGAGGAAGAACCTTACATTGTCCCTCGGCACATAAGGATGCGTAAAGAGGGTGAACCACCACCTAAGCGAATAAGAAGGGAACCGTACAAGCGTAAGATGTGGTGGTTTATCATGACAAACAGACCTACGCACATTCCTGTCGAAGGCATTGTCAATTTTCGTTCGCTACAAGAGACGATAAGGAGATATATGCATATGTGGGGTTTTTGGAGGACTGTTTATGGTGATTTGGATGACGGGTGGAGTTATCTTGGTGGGTTTGATAAGTCAAAGGAGGCTGATGAAAGATCCGAAATCAGATACGAGGAGTACGGGTGGATTATTCCGAACGAAATGACAGTTGAACAACTTAATTTTATTTTCCGACTTGTAAATGAGTGTGGGTATGATGCAAGGATAGAGTATCGTTCTGCGGAGGATTATAGCGGTACCCCTTTCCTACAGAAATTAGAGCATTTCTACTACGAGTAGAGAATGACTGACTCACTAACACCAGAACAGAAAGAAGACCTTGTTAAATTGGAGACTACTAGGGCTGTGCTTATGAAGATGTTAAGTGCAGAAGAGAGGGAGTATGAGCCTTCGAAAGAAGAGATTGAAGTTATGAAGGAGATGTTTGAGAAATATCCTGAATTCTTATTACAAGATGATGGGAATTATGACGTCACTGAACAATGACGTCATTCTCCATTTCACCATGGGTTTTTACTCGAATTTTTTTCTCTCTAAATTAGAATTGAAATTGGCAATTTTTTCGCTGTAGAATGCAAATGTTTCTTCTTTTAAGCGCGTGCAAAAAAAATTTGAAATGAATTTTATTTTCTCTTGTGTTTTTTTTCTTGGAATAATGCCTGGTAAGAAGAGACCAAAATCACCTCCTTTAGAGAAAGTAAGGAGACTTAAACGAGCAAGGAGAGAGATGAGAAGAGTACAGGGGCGGTGGATGCGTGGTGAACCGCATCCAGCTCCAAGTGTAGAAGATGCGACGATGGAATCGCTTACGACAAGTGCTAGTAATAATTGGATTCAAGGTTTGTCAACGAGACTAAGAGCCCCATTGGTGTCTCTTGTGCAGAGACAGAATGCCCCGGTCGTGGATATAAGTGATGACTCCAGCTCTCCATCTCCCAGTCCCAGTCCCAGTCCCAGTCCCAGTCCCAGTCCTCCAATGTTTAATGTACCTTCTCCTCATAGAAGTGAGCAGGGTGATGATGATGATGATGATGGACTGGTTCACCCTCCTTCACCTGTACCACCTGTACCATCTGTACCACCTGTACCTCCTGTACCTCCTGCATCAAATTTAGATATTCCGAATTCGATGAATTCGCTCATCGATGCGATGCGCAGGACTGGAGTTATCTATGAAGAAGGTGGAGTAGTATGGGTTAACCTTTTAATTTTTCAACGCTTCTGGTCTGAAGTAGCTGTAAATCTCGATCATCGATATCAACACGTATTTATGACAAGTGAAGACTATGTGAAACATGTGATCAGGTTACTTTTTATTGGGAATGTTCGTAGGAACGTGCTGTTCAGTCCAGCACAGAATTGCTTATTTATACCTATGCAGCATGTAAATGATTTATCGCGCTGCATTTTTCTTTATACACTTCATTTCTTTGCCTGCCAAAGACCAGGACTGTATTTCCCTGTCGCACATAGGACGGGTCCCATGGATCCAGTAATACCTCTCGATGAAGTGCGTGTTTACGGGCGCCCACTCAGAGTACGCTTCGGCGATGTTATGCGTACTTTCAGTCGTGTGATCGCACTCTTTAGAGGGTACTTCGACCAACATCAAATACCAGGTCTTGATTATTGGATGGATAACGATAGCGGAGAGACAATTGTGTTTTTTGGGCATAGCGGAGCGCCAGTGGAATTTAGGATAAGTGCTATAAGGGCATTAGAAGTCAATGTTGGAACGAGGTGGTTTGATGAAATGGCAAGGATTATCGATCATTGTTTCCCTAACGGAGGAGTATTTACTGTCGAGAACCGCTATGATGATCTATGTCTAGTATATAGTATTGTGGCGGGACTTTGTAGAATTAGCGATCCTCATTTTAATTCGAGAAAGAAAATAATGGATGTTCAGGATCTTGCAGTGAAGGTAAGCGGACTTTCTGTGAATGGATTGTGGGCAGTGAAAGCTGCACAGGGAATCATGATAAAGTTGAGACAGCGGCAAGCGGGGGATATTTTTACGAAGATCGAGCAGATCGAGGATGAAATATTTTCGACGAGGGATGCAAGTGAAAAGTTTAGAGAAATTGAGGAGGCGCTCGTTGATGAAAGAGCGTGCTTGGATATTTACATTTTACGAGTTAGTGATAGCGGAACGAAGCGGGTTTACCCGTGTTATTTGAGTAAAAGGAGTGGGGTATTGGACGGATCGAGAATAGGTATTGTTAATATATGTTATAAAAATTGGAGTCATTATTGCTTGATGACAAATCCACGTCTTGTTTTCCGTGATAGTGGTGGGAAGATTTTCGACACTTGTTCAAAGTGCCACCAAGCCTTCTATAGCAAGGTTCTGTTAGCTAGACATCAGTGTGGACTTGGTAGTTTAGGAAGATACTCTTGGAACGTCGTTGGTGTACCTGATGATTACCCACCGAAAGGGGTTTGTGATAAGTGCCATCTGCAATTCATGACTGAAGAGGATCGGGATTATCATGAAAGACATTGTTTTATGAAACATCGTTCCGGATCGAGGTATGTAAAGATTAATTCAGAGTTAAAGTTACATGGAAAAGAAGTTGATGAGGAAGAGCAACGATTAAGTGACAGGAAGATAATGTTTGCAGATTTTGAGAGTATCATAAAGGAAGATGGAGTGCACGAGGTAATGAGCTATGGACTTTATGACACAGTAAGTCAGGAATATCACACCGGGTATGAAATAGAGACGTTTATGGAGCTACTTGTTAATTTAAGCAAGAAACATAAGGAAGTCCATGTATATTTTCATAATGCTATGAACTATGACGCTAACTTCATTTTAAGGTATGTACTGAAGAACTACAAAGATTGGAGTATTAATGTAATTATGAAGAGTTCCTCGCGTCTTCAGACGGTTAAATTTTTATGGCAAGATGGGAAGACGAAGAGACGTATTCGTATTGGTGATACATTCCATTTTCTCACTATGTCCCTGGAACGAATTGTGAATAGCGTACGTAAGCAGGAATTGAGCGAGAATCAGAGACATTTTCCGAATTTTTTCGCTCAGTTTAAACTGAAATACCCGTGGTTGGAGGATAAGGAAATCGATAAAGTGTTATATAAGAATCTGTTTCCTTATAAATTTTTCGATGAACGAGAACGACTTAACACGACAATAGAGGATTTTGAACGGATTTTTAGACCTGAAGAATATAATTTGAAATATTTCTCTGAGAATGTAACTGTTGCAGATCTCGAAGAAAATTATCCGAAGTTTCAAGAGATCTGTGAGATGTTTAGGGTCCGTGATGCAAGAGGATATCACGATATTTATTTACTCTGCGATGTGATGGAAATCACAGATGTGTTCTTGGGGGCAAGGACCGCATTGCATGATAGTCATCACATCGATTTATGTAAATATATCGGGATGCCTGGTGCTTCATGGAACGCTTTTTTGCAATTTGATCACACTCTTGAGCTGCCATTGTACTGGCATACGAGGCAGGCTGAATTTATCAATTCGATGACACGCGGTGGGGTAACGAGTGCACCGCTGAGGTATGCGAAGAGTGATGCGACACATAGTATCATTTATCTCGATGTCAACGGACTGTACCCATTCGTGATGCAGAAGTATCTATATCCGTGCGGATTCTTGAGGTGGGTGAACATGGTAGACGATCAATCAATCAATCGGGATCCTGAGAAGTACTTGATGGATGACTTATTCCCTCGTCTTAAAAGAGCGAGAGAAGGATGCTGTCTCGCAGTTGATATGTATTTCCCTGATGAAGTGAAACGTAAGACGGATCAGTTCCCTTTTGCACCAGAACATGCACTCCTTCGTGATTGTTATTTCGATGAGGATGGAGAAATGTATCCCTTTTTAAAGAAGTGGTCAGAGGCAAATGATGGTGAGCAGATGAAGACTTTTTGCGGACTTGTGGGTACATTATATCCAAAGATAGAGTATGGTGTCCACTGGAAGTTGTTAAAGTGGTATATAAAACACGGTGTGAAAGTTACGAAGATTTACCATGGATTATTCTTTTCTGAAGGTGACTATTTGAAAGGGTATGTCCAGTTAAATATATCGCTCCGGAATCAAGTGGATGATGAATTACATAAGATGGTGTATAAATTAATGGGCAATAGTATTTACGGAAAAACTTTCGAGAGTCCGTTTAATAGAGGTACTTACGTTATCGTGAGAAATAGTGAGAAATTGGGTGGGATGCTGGAAGAGGGGTGTGTGAGTAGCATCACACCTATTGATGAGGAGTGCAGTATTGTTAAGATGGATGCAGAAGAAGTGCGACTTGATAAACCCACATATATCGGTGCTTGTGTTACTGAATACGCGAAGTTGCATATGTACAAACTCTTTTACGATAAACTTGGTTCTGTTTTTCCGGATATTGAACTTGTATATACAGATACGGACTCCTTTATAATAAGAGTATCACATGAAGCAGGGATGTCTGCAAGGGAATTGTTTAGTTATATTGATAGCAAATGTCCGGGCTTGTTCGGAAAGCTTGGTGGACAAGTTAAAAGTGAAACAGGGGAAGATGATTTGATCGATGAAGTAATTGCTTTGAGAAGCAAATTATATGCGTACAAGACGCTGAAGGGGAAAATCGGAAAAAGGGCGAAGGGTACAACAGCAGCTGCGCAGGAGAAAGAGTTAGATTGGGAAACGTATAAAGCAGCGTTATTTGACTTGAAGTCTGTTCCAACGCATAATTTACAGTTCAAGAGGGCGGCATTCGCTATTCGGACAGTTGAAATGGTGAAGCAGAGTATAAGTGTAAACGATGGTAAAAGATATATTTGTGAAGATGGAGTGCACACACACGCGTGGGGCTGGGAACCAGAAGAGAGTGAACATGAAGAATTAGAGGAAGAAGAAGAAGAAAGTGAAGAAGAACAAGAAGAAGAATTGGAAAGGTTAGTCCCTAAATGCCTTTTGCTTTAGGGGAAAGTTCGAAACATACTTGCAGTTGAAGGGTGCTACTGGCAGGAATTACAACTTCTTTCATCCTACCGTCTTTCAATATCACCCACACTTTAAATTTATAAAATCTATCTTTCAATGTAAGAGGGTTTACTTTTATAGGTGCAGCATTTGAAAAAGCTTCTCTCTCCACAACTAAATCAGAAGTAAACTCGGAAGGTTTGTCCAAAATAGGGTAGTACGTTTCAACAACAGGAACCTTCGTTGTCTGTGCAGCATGAACAGTAGTGGGTCTGAAATTAACTGGATACACTTGTTGGTTGAAAGCGACTCCGTTAATTGTAAGAACGAAAGAAGCGATATTCGATAACGTCATTACATCTGACGTAACAAAGTGGTAAGTAATTAAAGCACAGGATACCGGATTTGTAGCCGCGCCTTTCTGCTGTACAGCATCATTTCCTTCAATTCTTACATAGTTATTAGTGATCTCTGCATGTGCTTGGAAAGAATCAAGAATATAGCAAACATCCGGGTAATGCCCAGGGGCTTTTTCCGGGAAATTAATATGTGCAGGAATCCAAGGAAGCGAAGGGAATAATTCGTAAAGTTCTTTATTCGCGATCAAGTACATCTTATCGTAATCACCGAGATCTGCTGCTACACCATCCCTGAGAATAAACGGGTGTGAGTTGTCTAGTAGTTCTGGTTGGGAATATAAAATGGCAGACTTTATTCCTCTTGGTAGACATTTCAGCTTTATACTGTTATCTTCTGCCAATTCAAACCAAATTTGTGGGGGAGGAATACCGCTGTTTTCATGTGCTTTATTTATTTCTAAGTTTTCTCTTATTGCTTCGTTAACACTTGAAAGCAATTCTGAAATACTTGCAATTTCATGTTCCCCTTGCCTGTATTCATATTCTGCCCAGTTATTCTGTCGGTAAACGTCCATTCCGTGTTTAGTCCTGAATATAACAGGTGACATCTGCATATCACGAGGTGCAACAAAGAAATTAGAATTCATCTCAAGCATGAATCTCCCATCTGTATTGAAGCCTCCGACAGCAAATCCTACCTTTAACTTGGAAACAACGTAACCTGAATCGATTTGAGCTGGCATAGGATCTGGTTCTTCCAATTTAACAGCATTCTGTGGGACGCATGCCATTGGCAGTAACATTTTCATCACAGCCATATTTGCTTTCTCGATAGAATCGGCATGACTGACAATATTGGAAGGCAATTCCATATCGACTTCAGCGATTCTCTCTCCATAAATATTGAATTTACTTTGAGAGGTCGCTGAAGAGACATTAACTCTTACATATTCCACTCGGGGGTCAGTCATTCTATTTTTACTACAAGCAGAAAATAAGATTGATTGATCGTTGATTTTTTCTGTTCCTCTCAAGAAGGTATGAGCCGATACTTTAACGGAGCAGCATTAAGGGGTGGGTGGAATTTTGGAAGCGCACCAATAACCGGGGCTGCAGTACCGTCATTAGCTGACCTGGCTAATTACGGTGCTCAGTTAGCTTTAGAATTTCCTGATGATGTGGCAGCAGCGTGGAATGAGTTGGTTGAAAGGCTAATGGAGGAAGGTAAAATCACGAATGCAGGAAATGCTACGGCTAATCTCGGTTTACTTGCAACTGCTGATGCCTTGAGAATCCAATCTCGCAACCCAGACGCAGATGATAACGCAAGGAAACTCGCAGAAGTAAAGTACCGTCTCTTGAAGATGCAATACGGTGATGCAATGGATATGGCGGCTTTTAGAAGCATTCGACGATTTATGCACCCTCCTATCAAAAGGTCAAAGGAGGAACGTGCAAAACTACGCGCGCCCGCATTAGCGGCCGGACCCTACGTTCCTTATACGGCGATGAGTTACTTCCCGGCACCACCTAAGAAATGGAAGTATACAAGAAACCGCGTCACGACTGAGATTCCACTGTCTGATGGTACTTGGACATCTCTACCAACAGCATATAGTTCTTTGCCTACAATTGATAGACATAGGCGTATGGATAGAGGTCTGAAGGCAGCGCTACGGAAAACCAGAGCTGATTGGTATGCTCAACAAGGAAAGATGGTTTAAATTTCAAATTAATTCTATAACGTGTGAAGTGATGATATACATGGGTGCAATTTTCCTTATAATAACTCTTCGCACATCACCAGTTCTTCCTAAAGATATAACTTTCTTCACCCATTCTTTATCTAATCCAATTTTTTCAAATAATATTTTCATTTGTGAGAAAGTCGTTGATTGCGGAAAAACAGCAATATAATCAGTGTTTTCAATGGCATATTTCGTCTTTTTATAGTCATTTAATGAATGACTAGTAACAATAACATGAATATCCCCTACCCCATCATGTTTCTTATGCCCGCGTCCGTTCGCTAACGCGTCCTCTAAAATGGCGTACGTCAATTTTTCGACAGTTTTATCCCTAATTTTATCAATATCATCGAATAATAATATCGGATTTCTCCCCCTCTTCCTGATTTCGGAAAGAGTAATCTGTGACAGTACGTCCGGTACCATCCGTATTTTATGGAGACGAGATCCGAATTCAGAAAAATTACCATCTTCTTCTTCAAGTGCAGTAAACAGAAGAATTTCAAAGTCTTTCGGTAATGTTGCAATGATGTCTTTTGCTAAATACGATTTCCCTGCTCCCGGATTACCTGCAATGAACATTGAAACTCTACCATTTTCTATCATCGCAGGTAACCATTCTGCCCCGCTTTCAGATGGAACCCCGTAATTTTCATAAGGTAACGTCCCACCCATGTTCCTAGCAAAACGGTGATCAAGAAAGTATGCCTTTTCACCATATTTTGTCCTTGCAAGGATTCTGAATGGGTACTCTTCTTCAGGTCTTGCAGCTACGATCATTCCCTCCGCTTAAAAAACGCGTTATAATAATCCATGTATGTTAATTTATTACGCCGAGTGAAATACTCAAACTCATCCGGAGTTAAATCCATATTCAAGAAGGCTGCGGTCCAGATCCCACAAGTAGCACTACCATCCCCTTCTACTTGATAAGGAAAATCGTTATAATGAATTGTCCATCCTCTATTATGCAATTCCTTCAATCCGTCGTTCAACGGATTCCGTTCCTGTCCTGACGCGAGTCTTGCCATTCTATCCAACCAACGGTTTTTCTCTTCGTCTGGTTTACCGCCATAACTGCTGAAGAAATAAATAGTATGAGAGCGGGGTAAAATGGTAAGCGAGATCCAATGTCCACTGTTCATCTGTTCAGGATTCTGCAATAAAATAAGTGTCTTCTCTCCATTACGAGAATATATCTCCTTAAGGGTTTTTACAGGACCGTACTGTCCCATCATTTGGCATATGTCACTGTATTTCATAATAGGGATTCGTGCATCAGGTGAATTCGAATTAATAGCCTTCTGCATTTCCTCCCCGTTACGAGGAGATGAAAAAATAGCACTCATTCTTTCACGAATTTTTCATACTTTACAGAAAAAGAGTGACTGACTTTATTGCATGTCATTGAGCGCACAAAAACTAGAAGAAGGAAAAGCTAGGAAAGACGCAAAAAGACAGCATTCTAAATCAATTCCACCGCAAGTAAAATGGCCAGTTCCGTTAAAACCGTCAGAATCGTTGATAAACGAATTGAACCCCAGCCTGATCCCGTCTATGCAGTCGCAGTCGGACCTCAGCAGAATCAGTTCTATAAAATACCTGCTTCCGGTCTTAGTGATTCTTATCTTACTTTTAATAATCTTACGACTCTGGGATCAGATCGAGCTTATCTTGACTCGTTCGAGCTAGAAATCGAGGTTACCGTAACTTTCCACTGTTCCTCTCAACACGCTGTTATTATGGGGGAAGCGGACGAAGATAAAATCTGCCCGTTATCTGAGTGGATTTTGGACTCTTTCCCCTTCAATAAATGTTGTGAAGAAATTAGGGTAAACGTTAACGGTGGCGCTTTCTTCTCTACCCCCCTGTCTTACCTCAGGGCAAAGGAACGTTATTGGGATGAGCGGAAAATCAACGCCTCCTATGGAAGTGTTTGCCCTTGTAATAAACCCTGGCTGGCAAACGAATTGGCTGCCACCAATGTCGCAAATAGGAGCAGTAAGGAAACATTCATCCGATCACCTTCCCGTCTTTCTGCTTCCAACTACGGGTACATGCTTTCTGCAGATGGAGTTAACGGCACAAGTAACCGTGATATGATTACTCCTTACAGTACTGCGACTGCAACAGAAGCATTCGATTCGTACGTTCGTACACTACATTTGACGTGGAGAGAGCCTATTTTCTGCTCTCCTTTCTCTTCGAAGTACGATCAAACCTACGGACGACCACTATACAATATTACCTCCCTCGATATTGCTTTTAACATGCAAGATTTGAGGAACATGATTCGCGTCCGTAATAAGTTCGTCGATTCTTACGAGGTTCATCTCGATAACGTTAATTTATGTTATCAGGTGATGACAATCCCAGCCGGAATAACCCCTCCACCATCGACCGTTGTTCCATATAGACGCTACGTCCCGTACATCACTGATTTCGCACGAAACCCCGTCGCATACCATCCGACGACCGATCCTACCCATGATCAGGAGGGTTACAAGATCGAAATCACCTCCGGTGTGTATACTTTGAATGAAGTGCCGACAGCAATTTGGATCTTCCTTGCTCCCACAAAGGCGCTACTGCAGCAGAACCCTCCTGATGGCTGGTCAATAAATCAGTGGGGTGGCCTTTACCCAGATACTAGGACCTGGTCTTTCAATAAAGTCTTCGCGCAGATGACACATATCTCAATTTCATGTGCAAATACTACGCAAATCCTTAACACCGCTACTCCTCACGATCTTTACAGAATCGCGAAAGCTAACGGTTGCCACGATACTTTCACACAGTGGGGTAGGCAGACATACTCTATCACTGCAGATCAGGACAACTGGGTAAATCCTTGCGGATCCGTTTTGAGACTCATCCCCGGTACAGACATTGTCCTACCTGACCAGCCTCTAATCCCAGGCTCCAATGCTAATAACATGGTCTTCCAGGTAACAGGAGAGTTCCTCGTTCCCGCAGGTTTCCCTCCCAATTACCGTGATGTCGCTCTTTGGGTCTTGTTTGAGTACGTTGGCGTTGCTACAATCACCCCAGGACAGTGTCAGATCGTGATGAATCCTATCGACGCTAGTAACCTCAACCCAGTTGCTACAATCTCTCCTTCACAGGTTGAAGAACCTTCTACTACTGAGGGCGGGTCCTGGCTCGAAAAATTGAAGAGTATCGGTTCTGTAATAAATAAAGTTGCAAAAGACACAAAAATTGCAAGTCAGCTAGCAAATTTCATTCCTGGTATTGGACCAGTAGTTTCAAAAGGTCTAAATATGCTGGGGTATGGAAGAATGGGAAAGAAACGTGCCTTTGACGACTCCTCCCTTTCTGGAGGAGCTGTAATGGGGTACGGTGATTTCTGTTAAATCTGCTGACTAGGTTCAGCTTCTACGTCACCCTCCTCCTCTCCTACATCAATATACATCATCCTAATCTCAATACAATACGAATACGAGCCGCGATAAGCGGTGCATTCAATTAAATTAGGATTTTCTAGACTTCCGTATATAATCGGAGCAGCCGCTCCACCCGTGATATCGTTTTGATAAATGTGCTGATACACCTTGCGGAAAACCATGCACATGCAGCACGGTGGGTTATACTGACGCAATTTGAAACTCTCCTTCGTGAATTCGTATTCCGCAAAGGCAGCTTCACTCGAATCCCCGCGAACGACATCAGGACTGGTAGTAAAATACGCAAATTCTTTTTCCTTCCACTCTTGAAAATAAACAAACGGAAAGGGTGTCTGCTCGATTGCAGCTCTCATCTTCCGCGTAAGGAAAATCATTTTCAAAAGCTCCTCGGCAGCAAGTTTATACATGTGATTTACCATTAACAACGATGTTCCGCTTATAACCACAGCAAATTCTACATTAAGGAAGTTCTCAGAAGATGTTCTTCCAACTTTTTTCGGGAGAAACCACACATCATACAGATTCTGCGTGTCAGTAACCCTCAGGAAAGATGAATCAGTGGCCTGTGCAATAACCGTAGAAAGACTCTTCACCTTCTTCCCGTTAAACTTCGGTTTTTCCTCACCAGGTGCAGGTGTTTCAGTAGAAGGGAGGCAACTTTCCTCCGATGTAACGAGGGTTGACTGTCCCTCCTCTTCCTTTCTCGCTCTCTTCATCGCTGTTCGTTGAACTTTCTGCGGGAGAGGAGCAGGGTGAAGCTGGGCTGTTGCTCTCACTTCCGTGAGAAGATTCGGACTCGCTGTAGTTCGGTGCGCTGGCTGTAACTTTAACGGTGATTGCATCGCTTGTACGTGTAACTTCAACTTCCATCAAAATAAAATGTATGAACGCAGAAAAAAAAAAAAAAAAAAAGAAAGAAAAATAAATTCACACTTCTTTTTAATTGCAATACTTGTTTAAAAGAAAAATTTTTTCGTCTGTTTATCAATTTTCATAGCGAAAAAAAAGAAAGAAATGTTGTTGGGAGAAAAATTCACCTGGACAGATCAAATGACGTCAACGACCCGTGGTGTATTGTGATTTGCTGCGAGGAAAAGAAATTCACTTAATACTCGAATATACTCGTTTAATTCGCCCTCGTCCATGTCCCTTGCTGAATCAGGGAGAATCCATGTTACCCTCGTCTTCCCGCCCTGCCTGAAAACTCGGATCGGAGAGAGGATAATAGAAAAAATATCCGGCGGTACGTCACCACTGACTTCAAGAGTAATACGTCCCTCACTAAAACCCTCGGGGAGATCCTCCATTAAAACACGATCAATCCTTCCTTGAAAGCTCCATATATAAATAAAATAGGGTTAGGGTTAAGGATAGGGTTAGGTATAGGGTTAGGGTTAGGGTTAGGTATAGGGTT